TGAGGTTGTCCCACGCGGCGAAGTCGTCGCTGCCGCCGTCACGGGCGGCTTCGAGGAGCAGACCGAGGCCGTGGTAGTTCGTCCAGGACGGTGCGGTCTCGGTGCGCCGGTTCGTCCAGGTCGTGCCGTCGGGTGCGGTGTCCCATAGCAGGTTCGCCCCGGAGCGGCGCAGCCGTACCCAGGTCGGCCCGGTGTAGGCCATCTCCACCCGGGTCGTGACGTCGCTGAACCCGACCGCGTTCAGCGCGCAGAGCTTCTGCGCCACCGCGTCGTACACCCAGCCGGCGTACGTGCCAGCGGTCGACGGGTCGAAGACCACGCAGTCCGTGTATGCCTCGGCGGTCACGCCGACGCTCGATGGGATCGTGACGAGCTGCGCGTACACCGAGTCCAGGTCGTACGCCGACGAGGTCGGGTCGGCCTGGGCGCCGGCGTACTGCGGGGCACCGCCGGAGCTGGTCGCCGGGATCTGCAGCCGGCCACCGGTCGACGTCGGCCCGTTGTAGTTCGCCGACCAGGGCGGGTTCGCCAGAGTGCCGCTGTTGAAGTCGTCGACGATGCCGGAGATCGGGGCGTAGAACAGCCCGTCAGCGCCGGAGAACTCCACCCACCCCGGTTGGGTGGTCACCGACGTCGAGCCCTGGGTCAGGTCGACGGTGCCAGTGTTGCCGTAGTTCATCGTCACCGAACGAGACGTGGTGTCGGAGCTGGCCCGGTACCCCAGCTCGACCACGATCCGGTCCCCGACGGAGATCGCCAGGCTCGTCAGCGTCTTCGTGCCCTCGCCGCGGCCGGTCGCGGTGATCGTGTACTCGGTCGCCCCGACGCTGTCGGTCAGGATCGTCCCGCGCGGGGTGTCGGAGTCCCCCTGGGTGACGTAGATGTGCACGTGCCAGAAGGCGTTCGCCGCGGCGTTGCCCTCCAGCACGCCGGCCATCCACTCGACCGTGCCGGACAGGGTCCCGGCAGCGATCGCCGGGTCGGACACCCACACGCCCCACAGCACGTCCCAGTTCGCGGTGATCGAACCGGGGGTGACGTTGACGGTGGTCGCCGCCCCCGCTGGCCGAGGCGCCAGCTTCCGGGCGAGCGTCTGCGTGGCCTTGTCCCACGCAGCCCGCTTGGTGGCCGGGGTGTACGGGGCTGCGGTGTTCGACAGGTACAGGCGGGTGGCCACGGCGCCTCCCGGCTACTACCCGACCTTGAGGATCTTCAGTCGCCGCACCGGCAGCCGGGACAGTGGTAGTCGTCGGCGCGCACTCCGGCAGGATCCTTCTTCTTGACCTTCCAGAGTTCGAGGTTCTCCGGTCGGTTGTCATCCCGCTGACCGTTCTTGTGATGGACCCGCTCGTGGGCTTCGAGTGGCCGGCCCAGCACCTGCGACATCACGTGCCGATGCTCCGGCACCCACTGGCCATCGACCTTGACGAGCATGTAGCCCTTGCTGGCGGGGATGCGGGTTCCGTCGGGATGCGCCGATCCCCCGTGCCTGATGCGCGCTTGCATCGCACATGATCGAGTGCAGAAGCGAGTACGTGGCTTGACCCGTTCTGGCATGACCTCGCCGCAGTTCTCGCACACCTTGTTGCGGTTCGGGTTCCGGCTCCGCTGCAGCGCGCGTCCACAGGCCACGCTGCAGGTCTTGCCGCCCTTCCATGCGAGGAAAAGGGTTCCGCAGTTGGGACACGGGATCGTCCTGCGGCCTCGGGCGTTGGAGCAGTCCCGCGAGCAGTACTTCCGCTGCTCCCAGTCGTGGCCCTCGAAGTCCTTGCCGCAGGTAGCGCAGATGCCGGTAACGAGCATGCGCCCATTGTCCAGGATTCAGCCGGACGATCCGCGCTATCGGCTACCCGACACGCAGAATCTTGTTTGTGCCGTTGTCCCAGGTCACCGACACCGAACCGGTACCCGGCTGAATCGGTAGCCCGGTACCCGTGTCGTAGTAGGCGATCACCCGCTGCGCCGAGGCCGCCACATCCGCACCGCCCGTCACCGCGCTGGACTGGAACAGCAGCAGCCCGTGGTCGGTCGCGTTCGCCGTCGCGGACACCGACGTGTCCGCAGCGTCGAGCACCCCGTTCGTCACCGACACGCTCGACAGCGCCGCCGAAGTGCCGTTCAGCGTCCCGCCGGCACCGGTCACATCGGACACGAACTTGTGCGAGGCGGAGAAGGTGTAGCCGCGCACCAGCGCGCACTTGAGGACCGCCGTGTCCAGGTCGATCTGACCGGCGATCAGGCCTTCCTTGGCCGTGTCGAACATGGCGTTGGCCACCGGTTCTCCTTCATGTCGTGGTGAGGGTGACCGACCCGACCGGGCGCCCGTACTGGCGCCGCAGCGCGGACGTCAGGAACTCCGACGCGGCCATCTGCGCGGACATCGCCGCGTACGTCACCGAGTAGTCGTCGATCCGCTCCTGGGTCGCCCCGGCCGGATTCGCGTACGCCCCGGAGCACAGCGACAGCGTCGCCTGGCGGGCCAGCTGCAGCTTCTGGTGCCCGGCCGGCCAGCCGTGGGTGTAGGTGACCGTCACCCCGGTCGGCTGGTTGAAGTAGCCGAGCAGGTACGACCGCCACCCGCGGGCCCGCCACAGGCGCGCCCGCTGCATCTGCGGGGTGAAGTCGGTAACAACCTGGGCGCCGATCAGGACCGTCCCGACCGCGGTCACCGGCCGCTCCGGCAGGACCAGGTGCACACCGTCGTCGAGCTCGTCCAGGTCGAGGGTGATCGTGTCGTTGACGACCTGGATCAGCCGCTGCCCGACGAGCGCCTGCACAACCGAGGTCGCGCACTCGATCAGCAGGTCGGCGGTCGCCGCGTCGAGGTCCTGCTGCAGCAGGGAGGCGAGGTCTTCAGGGGTTGCCAGCTGGTCCGCCATCAGGCCCCGCCTCCCGTCGCTGTGCTGCTACCGCTCGGCGACGCCGGCGGCCTTGCCCTCGACGCCCTGCTGCGCGAGCCGGGCGGCCTCCGCCGCCTCCGGGTCAGTCTCCGGGGTCGGCTTGCCCTCGACGACACCGGCGAGGGTGTAGTTCTCGTTCGGGGTCGGGTCGACCTCGACGCCACGGAAGCCCTGCGCCGTCTCGACGTCAACGGCCTCCTGCACCTGGCCGGCAACCGCGGCGTCGGCCTGCTCGGCGTCGGCCTTGGCCGCCGTCCCGGCCGGGGTGCTCTCCGGATGTTCCCTGCGTGTTGCCACAGTTCAGCCCTCCTCAGGCGTAGTTCGCTCCGACCGAGATCGACACGAGGCCGCCCGGGTCGGCGATGCCGGTGCCGACGTGCGTCGACTGCCACTGCAGGACGTCCCCGGCCGCCACGACGAGGTTCGCCGGGGTGCCGGACAGGGTGATCGCCTTCTCGTCCCCGGCGGTCGCGTTGACGCCGGAGTTGAACTGCAGAGTGGCGACCACCGTGGTGCCGACCCCGGACTGGCCGAGGTTGACCAACGACACCGACCGGGTGTTGGTGTTCGCCCCCGTGATCGTCGACACCGGGGCGTACGTCACCCCCGACACGGTGCCGGCCTGCGGGCACACGTACACGTTGGTGTTCGTGTCGTTGCCGGCCGTCGCCTGCGGCTGGACGACGACCTGCCGGGCTGCTGTGAAAGGTGCGGTCATATCTCCTCGCTCACTGAGCGTCGATTAGCGGTGCGAATACGATGACAATTCGCGCAGACAACATCACACTTGGCAATCTCGGCGTCGATTTTCGCCTTACTGAGGCCCGCAGCCATTGTTGCGAGCCTGTAGGTCTTTGTGTGACCTGGCAAATGGTCGAAGTCGAGAGCTACCGGATTATCGCGATACCCACAGTCGGCGCATCCGCGCTCTAACTTGATGGCCTGGATGTACGCGAGGACTTGCCGCTGACGCTGGGAGCGACCGGCGGCGTACCGAGCCACTATGCAGGGCTTACACCAGTTGAGGTACCCGTCCTTGACGTTCGGGTTGGTGTAGAAATCGGCGTATGGCTTCTCGGTCTCGCATCCCCGGCACTTCTTCACTTGCCCACAATACTGGTCATTATTTATGGGCAAGTGAAGGCGCGCTGATTACGGGACGAGGATTC